TCAATATGTTCAATAAGATCACTAAGGGTGGTCTAGGAAAGAAGACACTCAACATTGCCCTGGCGGGTACAGGTGTCGGTAAGTCCCTCTTTATGTGTCACGTGGCATCATCTCATTTGATGATGGGTCACAACGTACTGTACATCACTATGGAGATGGCAGAAGAGAAGATCGCTGAACGTATTGACGCCAACCTTCTGAACGTTGGTGTGCAGCAACTGGAGACCTTGCCTAAGGTAATGTTCGATAACAAGATCCACAAAGTTGCTGAGAAGACTCAGGGTCGTTTGATTGTCAAGGAGTATCCTACTGCTTCTGCTCACGCAGGTCACTTCAAAGCACTGCTGCAAGAACTGGCAATCAAGAAGTCCTTTGTTCCTGATGTTATCTTTGTTGACTATCTCAACATCTGTGCATCGAGTCGCTTCAAAGGTGCTATTGTAAACTCGTACACTTACGTGAAAGCTATTGCCGAGGAACTACGAGGTCTCGCTGGTGAGTGCAACGTCCCTATTATATCCGCCACCCAGACAACGCGATCTGGGTACGGAAATTCGGATGTGGAACTCACTGATACGTCAGAATCCTTTGGGTTGCCTGCTACTGCTGACTTTATGTTTGCTCTCATCTCTTCTGAGGATCTGGAAGCAAACGGTCAGATTATGGTCAAGCAACTTAAGAATAGATACAATGACTTGAATATGTTCAAACGATTCGTCGTTGGTATTGACAGATCCAAGATGAGATTGTATGATTGTGAAGAGCAACCACAAGTTGTGGACGCTGGACACCAAGGACAAACCCTCAATACTGAGGTACTAGAAACCAAATTATTTACTGACTGGAAAGTATGACTATTGATGGAATGCCCTCTGATTTTAAGGGTTTCGACACACCTTCTTCTAAAAAGGTAGTCGATAATGCTAAAAGGGCACGAGATGAAAAACTTGAAGTCGATCTCGATAAATACATTGAGTTCGTTGATGTTGTGACCAGCGGTCCTTCCAAAGACTATGACAAGTTGATGGAAAGGTATGCTGAACTTCACAATGCAGGTTGTAAAATTGAACGTCTTGATACTGCTGCCTCTGGTCTCGTAGCAGAGAGCGGTGAGTTTATGGAACTGGTCAAGAAAATCAAGTTTCAAGGTAAAGAATGGAACGAAGATGTACGTGACCACTTGATGACAGAACTTGGAGATGTAATGTGGTACGCCGCTCAAGCGTGTATGGCATTGAATCTTCGGTTTGAAGAAGTCATCTTCCGCAACACCGTTAAACTTGCTGCCCGCTATCCTGAGGGAGAGTTTACAGTTGTACGTTCTGAGGAACGTGAGGAGGGTGATCGTTAACCTTACCCCCAATGCAAATGTCTGTATCAAAGGATGAAGTGCAGTATATGATTGATGCTGCTATGGCAAAGCACAATCGCACTGCATCACTGATTAGTATGATTCTAGGGTTCACCACCCTAGCATTATTTCTAGATGGACTCTTAAGAATGATGGGCATCATCCCCCCTTTTCTGGGGATTGATGTTGACATCATAGATAACATTGTTGATAAAGTTAGATCTTCGATATGACAGTTTATGTTGGTGGTGGTCAACCAGTATTTGAATTCATTCTTCCACAAGAATGTATCGATGAAGCAAATACTGTAATTGATAGTTGGATGGAACAAGATAAACCATCTCCAGCAGCATCAAACATTGTAGCAAGACAAACCGAGTGGGATATGCAGATGCCTAAGTGCAAAGCATATGCCACTCTTTGCTGTAAGATGATTTCAAACCTGATCTATAACACTGGTGGAAGGTGCTATGGTGGTTTGGATGATGGTACTACCGATTTGGAATTTGATGTACGTGATTGTTGGGGTGCTGATTTCCAACCTGGTGATTATGTAAAACCTCACGCACATTACCCAGCAGATTTTGCAGCAGTTGGATACCTTCGGTTGGGAGAAGGTGCATCTCCAATTCTGTTTGATGGACGGAATCCTTACTATCCCAGTGAGAAGCAATTACTAATCTTTGATGCTAAGATGCAACACGAGGTTCCAGTTACCAGTGCACATCGTCGGTGTTTCGCTATGAATTTATACAAGCGACCAGGTACCTTCTAAATAGTAGGTAAAACACCATAATCTAATGGCACAGGGCAGAGGCGTACAACTAGAGTGGGCGATTGTGTATGAATCGCTGGTCCGTGCTGGCGTACCATACAGTGAGATTGATGCTAGGAGGAAGAAGCATTCAAATCTAAAAGCATATGATGGTGCAGTTGGTGCACAAGCAAAGGCGTGTGTAGATAAAGTAGAGGCATCCAATCCAAAACTCCTGTCAAAGGCATACCATAGTGATGAGTTGGGTATTGAAGGAGATCCTGAACCAAAGACTGACGTTGTATTCAAGGTAGGTAACCAGAATGCAGTACGTTGTTCTGTCAAAATGAAGGGACCGATTCAGTTGTCCAGTGCAGAAGGTCCTAGCACTGCACGTGCTATGGCAGCAACTGCTGCTATGTGTCCTGGTCAACGTGGTGCAGGTCTTTCCAAGTTGATTACTGACATTGCTGCTACACCAACAAAACTTCTGGTTGAGAAGAACCTTGCCAAAGCAACTGAAAGAAAACCAAACATTGTAAAAGATCTGGTAGATCATACTGGTGCTATCCGTCAAGATAAGAACTATAAGGTTTGGTTGGCAAGAAACAAACCTCAACTGATCAATGATCTATTTTCATATCTGGAGAGTGATCCAGCATTCTTATACTGTCTGATTGAAGAGACACTGACAGGTAGGAATTATTTCAAGAATAACAAGGACGCTGTTGCAACACATATGCTGTCACCATCGGTCTTTGGACCCATCGATGACGCATACATTAGGAAGATGGTTGGTAAAACCAAGATCGACATCCGTGCCAAGTCAAGGGACGGTATATCAAGTGTCTCCTTCCGCTTTGACGTACGCGCTTGAGGGGTTATAATACTGGTATGGCAAAGCAAAACACTCACCTCGAACACCTCGAAGACGACATCCTGAACCAGGGGTCTGCAGGTGGTAAGAACGCTATCGCATTCCTGAGAGAACTGGGTAAGATGCTGTCTGAACCCAGATCCAATGTGAGAATCACGACTAAGTGGGACGGTGCTCCTGCTGTGATCTGTGGTAAGGACCCTATGTCTGGCAAGTTCTTTGTTGGAACCAAGGGTGTGTTCGCTCAACTACCCAAGACTTGCTTTGAAGACGCTGATGTAGATGCATATTACAGTGGTGACCTTGCTAAGAAACTCAAGACTTGTCTGAAACTCCTTCCCAAACTGAACATTCAGAATGTCATCCAAGGTGACTTGCTGTTTACTGATGACAAGCAGACCAGAATCATCAACGGTGATCGTGTAATCTCTTTCCAACCCAACACCATCACTTATGCTGTCCCTGCTGATAGTGATCTTGGCAACAAGGTACGTGCTGCAAAACTTGGTATTGTCTTCCACACCTCCTACAGTGGTGGTCCACGTCTCCGTGATATGACTCCTTCTTTTGGTGTGGATGTCTCTAAGATGCAGAACATTCCTGGTCTGATGGTATTCTCATCCGACTTCAAAGATGCTAGCGGTGTTTCTAAGTTCAATCCAGTTCAACTTGCCAACTACAATAACGCTGTAAACAAAGCAGAAGGATCCCTTAAGCAGGCATCTACTTTCCTGGACATCCTCAAGGATACTGGTGATGGTAAGTTCCTCTTGTCTGCAATGTTCAAGGTGTACTTTAACTCCTACATCCGCAGGGGTGCATCATTCGTGAATACTCAGAAGGTTGCTGCTGGGTTCGAGAAGTTCTACAGCGATGCACTTGACAAAGAGATCGCCACTAAGAAGCAAGCAAAGACTCAAGAGAAGTATAAGAAGATTAAGGAAGACGGTATCAAGTTCATCCGTATCAATAGTCGTGCAATCTATATGACTGTTGCTTCTTATATGAATCTCACTGCAGCAAAGACTCTGGTCGTACGTCAACTCGAAAGAGTCCAGTCGATCGGCACCTATATAAAGACAGATAGTGGTTATCGGGTCACTGCACCTGAAGGTTTTGTCGCTATCACATCTGGTTCTACTCTCAAATTAGTTGACCGCTTGGAGTTCTCCCGCGCCAACTTCACAGTAGAGAAGAACTGGGGTTAATAAATATATAAGGGAAACCAACGAATACATCAATGAAATTCGCTAGTTTTATTTCGGAAGCACGTACTGTCGCTGGTGAAGCAGCAGCAAAGAGAGGTCTACAACACGTAGGACACGGTTACTACGCAGATAGAAGCGGCACTATTGTCGCTAAATCTGAGGGTGGTCAGCGTCTCGTGGGAGTCTCTCCTGATGAAGCAGCACAAGCACAGGCGAACGCTGAAGATGGAGCAGCGGAAGATGAAGCAAACTCTACTACAGAAGATCTTGGTACTATCGCTATTACTTTTGGGAGGTTTAACCCTCCTACTATCGGTCACGAGAAACTCCTCGACCGAGTATCCTCAGTTGCAGAGGGTGACTATCGAATCTACCCATCACGATCGGTTGATCCGAAGAAGAACCCGCTAGAACCGAAGGAAAAAATCAAGTTTATGCAAGAGATGTATCCTGCTCATAAGGATGCAATCGTTAACGACGCTGAAAAGGGAAACATCTTTAACGTACTCGCTGCACTAAACGAAGAGGGTTATTCCTCTGTCACTATGGTTGTCGGCAGCGATCGTGTTGCCGAGTTTAGTAATCTCCTTAACAAGTACAACGGTACAGCGTATAACTTTGAGGAGTTGAAGGTTGAATCAGCAGGTGAACGTGACCCTGATGCCGAAGGTGTTGAGGGTATGTCTGCATCTAAGATGCGTGCGTTCGCTGCTGAGGGTAACCTCAAAGAATTTGCTAAGGGCATTCCTGGTGGGAATGAGCAGATGGCAAACAATCTTATGAATGCTGTACGTAAAGGTATGGGTGTCAGAGAAGAGGAAGAAACTGTCACCGAACTTTGGCAAATTGCTCCTAAGTTAGATCAGGAAGGTCTCAGGGAAGCATACATTAGTAAGGAAGTTTTTGCTCTGGGAGCACTCGTCGAACATCTTGATACAGGTGTTCAGGGTACTGTTGTTTACAGAGGAACTAACTACGCAATCTTTGAAGATCAACACGGATGGAGATTCCGCTGCTGGTTGCAGCACCTCCACGAGGTAGTTGAAAACGAAAAGCATCATTCTGCTGATGATGGTAGTGGTAACGATTGGAAAGTTGGCACTGACACCTATCGTCAAGCAGTACAGGCAATGACGCCTGGGCAGTCGCTCAAAAAGTTTAGCGACTTCCGTAAGTCTAAATAGTATTATCAAAAGAAGCCTAGAGATGGACCTGAATTACGCTGCGAAACTATTAAAGTATCCCCCTAAAGATGTTCAGCGCGTCACGTACGTTGTTGAATTTGCTGAGCACCTCTTGGAGGATATTCAGGAAGTACACTCTTATATCGAGTCGAAGCTCGAGAGTGACCGCCTGATTGAAATTGCCGACATCATTCTTGAGAACAAGAATATGGCAACCATCAAAGCGAAACCTAGTGCTGCTTCTGGAAAGATTGATAGCGTCAAGGAAAAGCAAACCACTGAGGGACCTGTCACTGCAACCCAACGTACCATCAGTGCAAAAGCATCCGACGCATCCCCTAAGACCGAAGAGGTTATTAAGGAAGAAGAAAGCGATCGACTGAAAGATCGTCGTATGGAAAGAGGCGGTGTTGGTGGAAACCAACGTTACGGATCTAGTGCTTCCCCTAACAGAGGAGCAAAGAAGAATGACCCTGAAAAGTCGCGTGCAGCGTCAAAGAAGGCACTTGATGTGGTGCGCCAGTCGATTATCAAGCAGTATGGCAAAGGTGCGCTACTCAATTCATTTGAAGCAGAAGAAGCTGGAGAGAACCTGGAGGAGAAGAAAGGTCTCTGGGATAACATTCACGCTAAGCGTAAGCGCGGCGAGCGTCCTGCTAAGCCTGGGGATAAGGACTATCCCAAGACTCTTAACGTAGAAGAGAATGAAGTCGAAGAGGGTTACAAACCCATCGACAAGAAGAAAGAAACTGCAATGTATCGTAGAGCAGGTAACCTGAGTCGCGATGCACTTAGTAAAGGAATGAATACTAAGGCAGGTTCTAAAGCACAAGACAAGTCTAGCAAGATTGTAAGCGCAATCACTCGTCAGAAAGAGAAAGAGCGTTTCAGCAAGATGGCAGACATCAAAGCACGTAGCAACTACAAGGAAGAGACTGAAATTGATGAGGCAACTTATCCTTCAGACTTTAAGAACGGTGTTGCTAAAAAGAAAAAGGGTATGCCCAATGCACAGGGTCCCGAGAGTGGCAAGAAAGAGATTGATGAAGGTCTCAAGAAAGCACGTGAGAACGTCGGCGCTGGTAAGTGCTGGGACGGGTACGTTGCTAAGGGTACCAAGATGAAGGGCGGTAAGGAAGTTCCGAACTGCGTCAAGGAATCCGAAGAGTGGATGTGGGATCTGGCAGATGAACTCAACGAAGATTTCGATCTGCTGTCTGATCTCGATCTGCAAGATCTGATCATCGAAGCATTGGTTGACCTGGATAGTGAAGAACTTCTCCAAGAAGCTTGTGAGACCTTCACTGATATGGAACTTCTCACTGAAGACTATTACGATTCTGCTGTTAAGGCATCTAAGGCAGCGTCTAAGACACCTGAGGCAAAAGCAGGTCGTCGTGCATTGAGAGTCGCCAAGGTCAAGAAGGCTGCTAAGGCAGTCGGTTCTGCTCTCAAGTCTGGTGCATCTAAAGCAGGTGACGCAGCAAAATCTGCAGTATCTAAGGCAGGTGACGCA